ACTCCCCCGGTAGCAGAGTAACTAAAGCCCCGAAAGGGGCTTTTTTAATGTAATTAAAAAAATAACATAAATATAATAATAAGGCTTAGTATAAAGCCCTCTACTACGAGATTTTAATCTAAGTATACTGAGGGCTAAACTAAGCTAAATAATAAACACTTCCACGTGTTAACTAAGCGGGCCATGGATGGCCCAAGACTAGGATGCCGGGAGCATCCGTTAACGCGCGAGTAGCGCACATACAACACCTCGTGTTGTCTAATTTATGATTCGAGTTTGAAAATGGAAAGTCTTTTCCTTCCATTTTGAAACTTGAATCATAACTAACAAAGGGTGAAACCTGAGCCACTACAAGGCGAATCAGCACATATCCTACTTGATGTAACTGTGCTGACTGACAACTTTTAGTTGTCTAGTCAAAAAAACTATAAAAAATACTTGTAAAAAGTATTAAAAAAAACTATAATAAATACATACAAAAGAGGAGTTAAATAATGGTTAAAATTGGTCAATGGATAATAGATACGGACTCAGTTATCATAGCAGCAACTGCGGCAACAAGATTGGAAAAAAAATATTCAGTTCGTAAAGGTACTGTTAAGGTGTTAGGATCAGATGTTACTTGGTGGACTAATACATTAGAAAACGAAAGAGAGGCACTCGAAAATGAAACGCTACAAGATGAGTAAAAAAGGCTCAAAACGTAAATTCAGAAAAGGTTCAAAAATAAATAAAATGAATCTAAAACCACGTCCGATGCGCGGCGGAACAAGATTATGATATGGCTTGCTTTCATCCGCTTACAGCATATAAAAACTTACAAGGTCAAATAACATTCACAGATAAATTCGGAGGTGATTCTTTAACACTACCATGTGGACAATGTATTGGGTGCAGATTGGAACGGTCAAGACAATGGGCTATGAGATGCGTACATGAAGCATCAATGCACCAGGACAACTGCTTTATAACACTTACATACAATCCCGAAAACTTACCACCCGACGGCTCATTAATAAAAAGCGACTTTCAAAAATTCATGAAGCGCTTACGTATACAAACAGGTAAAAAAATAAGGTATTATCATTGTGGAGAATATGGCGACAACACGAACAGACCTCATTACCATGCACTATTATTTGGGTACAATTTCAATGATTGGGTCTATCTATTCGACTCTCCAAGTGGTGAACCTATATACTCAAGCCAGACTCTCGAAAAAATATGGAAAAAAGGATTCGTAACTGTAGGGAATGTTACATTCGAATCTGCGGGATATGTAGCAAGATATTGCATGAAAAAACTAAACGGCCCACTAAAAGACCAGGTAAACGAAAAAACAGGATTAAAACCATATGAAAGGTTTAATGATTATACTGGAGAAATTAGCGAAGTCCTCCCCGAGTATTCTACTATGTCTCGCCGCCCTGGTATTGGTTATTCTTGGATTAGCACATATACACGAGATGTCTACCCTAAGGACTTTACAACAATTCGCGGTATGCGCTTAGCACCCGCAAAATATTATGATAAATATCTACAAGGTATTGATCCAGAATTATACGACGACATAAAATCAGGTCGACAATTATCGGCTTACTTATCTGATGACAATACGCGCCAACGGTTATCAGCTAAAGAAACTGTAAAGAAGGCGCAATTTAATCAACTCAAGCGGAGTCTCTAATGTACAAAAATTTATATTCAATCTATGACAATGTAAGTGAACTATTTAATAATCCATTTACAGATATCAACGATCAAAGCGCAATACGCGCATTTACACAATCAATAACAGAACAACCACATAAAAATGACTATGTTCTATATCACCTAGCGGGTTATGATGATAATTCAGGTACGATTACACAAAATAATAATCCGGTTAAAATAAAATCAGGAATAGAAGTAAAAACAGCTTCAGTAAGTTCAATAACACCAGAAATGCAAAGAGAAGATTTAGATAAATCTTGTTAAAAATAAAACGCGTATAACGCGCAACCTGAGCAAAATTGCAGGCGTTTAAGTTGTAAAACTGCTTAATACATAATTATAAGAGGAAAAAAAATGAAATCAGTAATGACACATAACTTCAGCCAGGCACCAAGTGTACAGGCTCCTAGATCACAATTCGATAGATCACATGGCCATAAATTCACAATGGATGCAGGATGGCTAGTCCCCTTTTATTGGGATGATGTACTCCCAGGGGACACGTTTAATGCAAGACTTCATGCATTTGCACGACTTTCAACACCATTATTCCCGATTATGGACAACTTGTTTCTCGATACACACTTTTTCTTCGTTCCCTATCGAATAATATGGGATAACAGTAGAAAATTCTTTGGTGAACAAACAGACCCCGGTGACTCTATTGATTATCAAATACCAATTTTATCGGGTACTGTTGATTCATTGGGTGATCCAAATTTAGCGTTAATCTCAGGTCAAAGAGGCGCAACATTAAATTATATGGGTGTACCTCATGGTATTGATGCGTCAGACGTTGATATTAATGCATTACCATTCAGGGCATACAACCGAATCTATTCGGAATGGTTTCGCGATCAAAATTTAATTGATTCGCCATTACTAAAAACAGATGATGGCCCAGATGCTTCAAATTTAATAGATTTATTAGAATTGAAAAAACGTGGTAAAAGGCACGATTATTTTACTTCCAGTTTGCCATTTCCGCAGAAAGGTGAATCCGTTACTATTCCTTTAGGTACTAGCGCACCAGTAATACCCGACGGTAATTCAATCGGTGTTGTCGGTTCTACTATGGCCACACCCTCAATTATTAACATTAATGCATCACAGGCATTGACTACGGCTGGCACACCATCTGGCACATCTGAAATGATCTGGTCACAATCAGGCCTTGAGGTAGATTTAACAACTGCAACAGCGGCAACTATCAATGACTTACGAGAATCATTTCAGGTACAGAAGCTTCTAGAACGCGATGCGCGGGGAGGCACCCGCTATAGTGAGCTGGTGAGAAATCATTTTGGAGTTAATTTCTATGACTTATCTTATAGGCCTGAGTATCTCGGTGGTGGTTCTTCACCTATTAATATTTCACCTATTACTTCACAAACTCAAACAACTACTTCTGGTACATCCGACGGTACTGGAGTAGCAGAATTATCAGCAATAGGCACATCTTCATTATCAGGTCATGGCTTTTCAAAATCATTCAATGAACATGGTATTGTTATGGGAATCATATCAGCCAGGGCAGACTTAACTTATCAAAAAGGATTACGCAGAGAATTATCAAAATCTACACGCTACGATATATATTGGCCTTCTTTGGCACATCTCGGGGAACAGGAGGTCTTGAACAAAGAACTGTTCTGCGATGGCTCAGCAAATGACGATCTTGTCTTTGGTTATCAGGAAAGATACGCAGAATACCGCTATAAACCTTCTCAAATATCAGGACTATTTCAATCTGACGTAACTTCATCACTTGACCCTTGGCATCTTAGCCAGGATTTCGCAACACTACCGTCACTAGGAAAATCATTCATAGAAGAAGACGTTCCTCTTGATAGGTGTGTACAATTTCCAGACGAACCACATCTTATTGTCGACACTTATATGCAACTCAAATGTGCTAGACCTATGCCAACCTTTGGTGTTCCTGGCATGATAGATCACTTCTAATGTTAGGCGAATTACTAGGTGGTGCCGTTAGTGGTTTATTAGGTTATAAAGGTACACAAGATACCAATGTAGCAAACAGAGATATAGCGTCTGCGCGTAATGTCATGGAGGCAAAAGAGGCAGAAAAAGCACGAGGATTTAGTCATGCACAAGGACAAATAAGCCGCGTCTTTAATAGAGAGGAGGCTCAAAAGTCACGTACGTTTTCATCAACACAAGCGGCAATAAATCGACAATTTTCAGCAGGTGAATCAGCGTTAAGTCGTAAATTTCAGGAACAAATGTCTAATTCTGCGGTATCAAGACGTATGGCAGATATGAAAAACGCGGGTGTTAATCCTATACTTGCAGGCAAATTTGATGCATCAACACCAGCGGGAGCCATGGCACAAGGTTCAATGCCCGCATCAGCTAGTGCTAGTTCTGGTATAGCACCATCATCGAAAGCTAATGTACATGGATATACTGCTCAAAATAAAATGCAAGGATTATTATCGAATCTAGCTACTGGATTAAGTCTTAAAAAATTATCTGAGGAAATAAAAAATATAAATGCTAATACTGAATTTACAAAACGTAAAAAGGATTTAACGGACCCAATTAATTCATTAACACAAGTGATACAAGGATTAGTGGAAAATTATGTCGGCAATGCTAAAGAACGAAAAACAATAAGTGAAAAAATTGACAATATCCTACAAGGTCATGATGAAGGACAAGCAATAAGAAAATCACCTGGCATAGAAGTAACACCACATGTTAAAAAGTCACAACAAACACTAAAATATCAACAATCTAAGAAAAATAGATCAAAAAATCGGAGTAAACGATAATGTCATTTTATAAAACTAATTCAAAAGGCGAGATAATTCGCAAAAGAGTTCAATTTAAAACACCCGATGACGAAGTCGTTCGGGTAGAACAATCACATAAAGATGAGGTAAATATAAATAATATAATAAAACGTCATGGAATGGATCTCATAGCTAAAACGGCTCAACTACAACAATTTACATATGATGATAATCCAAATAATGACTTTCAAGAAAGCATGAACGCTATACTCCAGGCAGAGAAGTCGTTTAGCAGTATTCCATCAGATATACGTAAAAAATTTGATAATGATCCAGCTCAATTCCTTGACTTCATACATAATAAAGATAATCAACAACAACTTGTTGACTGGGGGCTTGCTAATGCCCCCGAAAAAGTATCACCCGTAGAGGTGATCGTAACTAACTCTGAGACTCCTCCGGAAACTCCCCCGGTAGCAGAGTAACTAAAGCCCCGAAAGGGGCTTTTTTAATGTAATTAAAAAAAATAATATA